CGATCAGATTTGTTTCAGGGTCTAAAAACACCTGTACTAGTAATTTCCTGTTTGCCGATACTAACGGTATGTAGGTGTACACCTTTGGCTTTTCGCTCACCGGTGGTTCCACCAGGCTAAAAGTATGCAGGTCACTGCGATGCCTGTGCTGAAGCCGAAAAGGCTTGACCACCAAAAAACAGCATCGGTGCTCATGACATGGCCTTTACAGCGTCTATGCCTTGCTGGGTGATTGCACACACAATGCCCTGAGAGCCACTTAGGAGCGCTCTACGAGTGCCTGTGTCTTGGATTAGTCCCAAAGTGCGCAAGTCACTGCAGCGCTTCCAGTAGCCCTTTATATCGTGACCTTCTAGAACGGCTCGAGCGCCTGCTTCCTCATCAGTCAAGCCCAGGGTGGCGTAGTAATACTGGCTGAGCAGTATGGCTCGGTGGCTTCCTACTTTTAGAGGCTTGATTTGCCTGCTGGTTTCGGGGTCGGTAGCCCTGAATAGTGGTAGGTCTGTAAAAAGCATGTCGGTGCTCCTTTGGTAGTTGGTTTTTTTACCATAGCAAAAACAAATTGCTATTGGTGGATACCTACGCCTGGGCTGGTTTTGGCAGGGCTCGCCAGGCTGCCTCGAGGGCTTTAGCGTCTGTGGCCATGTCCATCTCAAGCTCAAAGTGCAACCAGCAACCACCTGTGCCTGCGCTCTCTTGGGCATTGGCATAGACCTTTACGCCTTTGGTGCCTTCCCCACGGCTACAACGATAGCCCCTGCCAAACTCGCCATATTTGTAATCATGCAGCTCTACTAAACCGATGGCTTCGGAATGCTCAATTAGCCAGTCCCACAGCTCTTTTGCATCTGCACGGCCTGCGCGTGTAGGTGGGTATCCAACATCACCGGCAACTCCGAGGCTGTGCACACTTAGTGTTTTTTTGCCTCGCATATTGCGCACTACCCAGGTGCCCAGATTGGTAAATGATGGGTAGCGCCGTTTGCACAGATCCATAAACTTCTCAGTGCCTGGCAGTTTGCCTTTGCCTGGTTCGGTCACAGGGTAGTAAGGGTATTTACGCGTCATGGTGTTGGTGGGTCTTTTGGTTTGTCTTTAAGGCCGTTGCCTGCGAGTACACCGATGAGGCCACCGGCAAGGGTCATGAGCATTGGGGAGAGCACTGCCCATGCTTCGGCATCGTTCGGTGCTTGGTCGAGTGGTTGAGTAACGAACAGCAGGCCGTAAATGAGTGAGGCGATTGCCATCACAAATGAAAGCGTGAGTCCTCCTGCTACGAACAGAATGATGCGTGCTTTGATTTCTTCGTTTGTCATTCTTTCTTTAGCCACAACGTCCTCCTCCTATTTGTGTTTGTGTTCCGATGGTTTCGGGTGCTTTGTTTTTGATGCGTTCGCAGTTCACTCTTGTACGGTCTGAGCAGGCTGTGAGGGTGATGGCGAGCAGGCTAATCAGGACTAGGCGTTTCATCGGTTGCCTCTGGTCGTGTGAGTGGTGCTGGTGGTTCTTGGTCGTGTTCCCACAGAATGAGCGTGTCGTCAGATAATGCCCAACCTGAGTCAAAACCTGCTTTGCGTAGAAGTTCAACCGTCGGTGGTGTAATCATGCTGAAACCTCCATCAGAATGATGCTTGATCGGTTGCTGTTTACCTGAGAATAAACAGTGCCAGTGCCACCGATGCGCCTCATTTGGGTTTTGTAAGTGGTTGCCGAAGTTGTGGCTGGGCTATCTAAATAATTGAGACCCCATGTGACTAGGTTTGCACTTGCAGTTCCATAAGCAACACCAGCATTTATAACTAAAGATGTTGAGCCTTTGACAAGTTGGAAACCTGCGTCAGTTGCTGCTACATCGACATATACCGATTGTGTCAATAAAACAAGAATTGTGCTCGATGATGATTGTGGTGTGATTGTTGCTGTCAAACCTGTATCGGCATAGGTTGCGCTTGTAGTGCTTGTTGTTGTCGTTGTCGTGCCACTGACGACTTGCAGAATACGAAAAGCCCCTCGCAGGTCGTTCATTTGCGCTGCCGTGAGCACAGCCCCAGTAGTGAAACTTGCTGGAAGGTTAGTAGGTGTAGCCATGTTCAGTATCCTAACTTGTTATAATCGAGCGTGCCGAACACCGTGTTATTCAGAATGAGGTAGTTGTTTAGGTCAGCACCCGACAGGTAATAGGTGTAACGACTTGACTCGGGGGTTGCCGTCACAGTAATTCCCTCAACTACAGACTGATAAACAGTGCCACGAAAAGTAACGCTGACTCGTGCGCCAATCATCTCGCCCAGCTGCGACAAACCCATTTTGTCAAGTTTGAAAGATGACTGTGCCTCAGCCAAACAAGACACAGAAGTCAGCGCAAACTTTTGAGTCTGGTATTGGCTAAGCAGGAAGTTGGCTTGGTCAAGAGCCTGACTAGCCGAAGCTGAAAGAGTGTTCACTGCGTATGTTCGGTACGGCTTCACGGCTGCAGTTTTGGTGACAGTCTGCGCTGCATAATCTGCCGGATCAACAGTGACCTGAGTAAAAAAGTTGTCTGACAATGAGCCAAATGTTGCTTGGTCATAAACCTGATTAGTGGCGTTGTTAGCAACATCAGAAAAGTTCACTGTGCAAGTGGTTTGGTTGAATGGGCCTCTAAGGACAATGCCCTCAACTTGTTGGCTGTCAACCATACGGCCATTAGTTGTTACCAAAACAGAGTTGATCCAGTCGCCCCAGCTTGAACTAATAGTTGCTGCGCCCATTGATGGGTTGAAAGTCTGCATCACATTTATCAGGGTTTCGGTATTCATGTTTGACAGTTGTGCGTTTAGCAAACCAGCACCCATTGCGTAAGAGTTGCCCTGCATACGAGAAGCTGAAGCAAAATAACCCTCAATTGTCACATTGAGATAATCGGCGTTGCCAACACTGCCTGCATAGGGAATGCCATAACTGACATTGACATCTTTGATAGTCCCAAAATATGCCGAATAATACGGGTCGGTTGTGTTTGGGCTTTGAATGCGAATGTAAGTACCAGACACCATTGCAGCAATAGGGCTGGCATATCCGTTTGGGTATCGAATAGTTAGAGACGCTGTAGATGCGCTGTATTGGTCAAGCATTGCCTGACGACCAATGTTGATGTTGATTGCTTGCACATTAGAGAGCGCTGTCCATGTGCTCTTGTCTGTTGAATACTGAACAATGTAAGACAGAGGCATCAGTAGGCATTACTTATCTTGATAGGGACAGAGCCGTTTTGCCTCATGTATGTACGCAGTGCCTGCACTACTGCGTTAGGGTCGCCACCGTTCACATTGATATTCACGCTGTTGCCACCCATCTGGCTCATGCGATCTAATGGGATTACGGCCTCGGGGCCTTTTTCACCAATCATGGCTAGGGTCGCGCTAGTAACAATGCCACCCTGAGCCAGCATCGGGATATTAGGAACATCGAAACCTTTGCCACCGAGACCAGGCACCCAATCGGGAACCTTGAAAGACAACTTGCCTACCGTGTTATTCCACAGTTTTGCAATGCCGTTGAAAATGCCCTTGTAGAAACCAAGCAAAGTGTCGAAGTAGCTTTTGATTACATCAATACTCGAAGTAACCACTGTTTTGATGACACTAAAGATGCTGTCCACAATGTTACGAAAGCCTTCAAACTTTTTGTAGGCGAGCACAAGGCCAGCCACCAAGCCAGCAATAGCAATAACAATAAGTGCAATGGGGTTAGCAGACATGACAAGGTTGAACGCTGCAGTAGCCACTGTGGCTGCGATGGTGTATGCAGCCTGCAGTTTCAGGTAAGCGTTATAGGCCAGAATGACACCAGCGATAGTGCCGATAGCGCCAGCCACTGCCAAAAACGCTGTGGTGTTCTCACTAGCCAATGTGGCAATCTTGCTGAGTACCGGCAGTACAGCCTGAATTGCTGGCATCAATGCAGCACCGATTGACTCTTTAGTTTCCTGCAGGCTGATGCTAAGACGCTTAAATTGCCCCTGGGCAGTGTTCGCAGCTGTCGTTGCTGCACCACCTGTGGCTGTGCCGATGGCATACATAACATCCTCGAATGATGCACCGTCCTCGATCATCTGTCGGTATTCGGGTGCCAACTTGGCTAGGGCCTTGAGGTTGCCACCGTAAGCCTTCTCTAAGGTTTTGGTAACTGAGGCCAGGGGCACGCCTTTTTGCGCTGCCAAGTCCATAGCAG